GCTACCAGCAAGTGGGACTTTCACTTCTGTTTCTATTAACAAACCACTTAAAACAGCATCTTCGAACTCCAGATGGGGTCAAGATACTGGATTATTTACAACAAAGATACGTAAAAACCGTATTAGTAAGAAAATGCCAAGAGGATTATAAACCAAAGCTTTATATACTAGCTTTTATATATAAATAAAGTGATAGCAATGGCCCTCCGTGATTATGTGCCTTTTTTAAGGCGTAGAAAATTCGCAACTGTAGGTAGTGACCCACCTTTTAAGAAGGATGACCCTCGTAGTTTTGGTGCAGGCGTAATTAAAAGAATACGCTTATCTCAACAATTTAAGGGTGGTGCTCAATACGAAACTCAGATAGGTGACCCTAGAACCTATATGAATGTTTACTTGTCCGACCCTATTGTGAGGACTCTTATTGATTTGCCGTGCTTGTACGCAAGTAAGGACGGTTGGGACATTGTTACTGAGAGTGATTCTACGCGTGACAAAGTTACTGAGCTTTTCAATAATATTAATATAGATATGCTTATATATGGCTGGCTCCGTAATGCACGTATATTCGGAACTGGCTACTTAGAATGGACTGATGACAATTTAGTTCTGAGGTCGTCACAGAATATGTTTGTCCAGAGGAACGAAAATGGGCAGATAATGTATTACTATCAGAAAGTGGGCAGCCCTAAAGAAGATATTCGTTTTGAAGAAGATGAAATCATTGAACTAAAGAATAATACGTTTGACGATTATGCATATGGTCTTTCTGACATACACCCGATTCTATATTTGGTTGATTTGAAAGACTATGCAGAGCGTGACGTTGGAGCAGCTTTGAACAAATATGCTACAAGTAGATTTGACATAAGCTGTGGTCTTCCAGATATGCCGTATGGCCCAGATAAGATAAATGAAATTGTTGATGCATTTAATTCTCTAGAACCTGGTGAAGATATTATTCACGGTAATGATATTGAAGTCAAGGAAATGCAAGGTACTCAGAGAGCTTTTGAATACGGTAAATATATAGATGATATTCTCAAGAAAATTCACATGGCTCTTAAGGTTCCTATTTCTATGTGGGATAATCCGAACCAAGCACGACCAATCTTCGAACCCTATGTTGCTTACTTACAATCAGCGGTCGAAGCTTCCTTAAATTCACAGCTCATGCCCCAATTGGGAGATGATGTAGAATTTAGATTCAGACAGATTAATGTTGAAGATGCGTTTACTAAGGCAAAGACAGATATGATTTACCTAGCAGAAGGAGTCCTTTCGCCGGGAGAAGTTCGCTCAGAAAGGGGACTTAACCCAGAAGGCGCTGTTGTTATACAAGACACAGCTAAAGAGGCAAATATTTCTGGTGGGAAGAATCAAGATAAGAAAGAAGAAACAAGGCGAACTGAGAATAGAGGGAACAAGCCCTCTGCAAACGCAACGGGGGCTAGAAAATGAGTAAAGAATATCTCTATGAACAATGTATAATAGACGTAGGAGCAAAACTAAAGAAGCGTGGCACAAAAAAGCCAGAAGAAAAAGCTTCGAACATGTGCAAAATGTGGTTAGAAGAAGTAGAAATCACAGAAAAGACCTTTGCTGGTGAAGTTGGGTCTTTGAAAGAAAAAAGAAAACAATTCGCAGTATCCTTCGAAGGAACGGAACTCACGGATGCTGAGGATTATGTGGAATTTCCTGTAATAGCCCTTACTTCGGGCTTACATACCTACGATGATGAGGGAATCGAGCAAAAGGTTTATATAGAACCCACGGTACTAAAGGAATATATAGAAAGTTTTAAAGAACTTCCTATTTACTATACTCACCAGAGGACACCGGAAGACTTATTGGGTCTTGCGACCAGTCCTGAGTTAATTGAATTGGATAATGGAAAGACAGCTATCAAAATGCTAGCGAAAATAAGTAAAGATAGTGATAGGGCAGAAGAAGTGTTAAAGAAGGTAGATGAAGGCGACATAACCCATGTGAGCGTTGACTGGTTTTCAAACGACCTCAACGTGATGGGAGAACCGTTCGCTTCTACCATTCGACCTGTGGAACTTAGTTTCATAGACAATGAAATTGCAACTCCCGTCTGTGACGAATGTACAATTGATGGAGAGACATGTAATGAAGAACCGGAAGATGTACAATCGGACGGGGAGTTAAACGAGGTAAAAACTATGACTGATAAAAAAGTTGAAGTAAAATCAGAAGCTGATGGAATTGTGGAGCGTGAATTCGCTTCTCTTAGGACTCAGCTGGATGAGGTTACTGAGTCTCACACAGAACTCCAGACGAAGTATGATGAAGCTCTTAAGTCAATTAAGGACTTCACGAAGGCAAACGAAGAGCGCGAAGCTGCGGAAGCAACCGAGCGTAAATCTGAACTTGTTTCTACAATTATAAACAAGGAGCTTCTTTTAAATACTTTGGCTGAAGATAACAAGGAAGGTCGGACAACCGAGCTTTCTGAGTGGGACGAACTGAAACTGAATGGTTTCTTCTCAGCTCTGGATAGCATTCCAGAACCGGTTGAGACGGAACGCACTTTCGGTAAAGGTAAATCTCACGATTCTGAAGATGCACCCGTAGAGGGTGAGCAAGAAAAAGAACGTCTCTTCGCTATGAAGGACGGGAAAATTGTGCTTAATAAAGAAGCACTAAAAGGTGATTAAAGATGACTAACAATAAAATTGTGCTTAATAAAGAAGTACTAAAGGGTGATTGAATATGGCAGAAGAAGTATTAATTAACGATGGTGGTGCTCCAGCAAGGATTTTACCTTTCACAGCATCAGAAGCTATCACAGCTGGCGCAGCTCTGGAAATACATTCAGTGGCTGGTCAAGTTAAACTCGCAGACGCAGATGGCGTTCCTGTCGCTGGATTCGCATTAACTGATGCAGACTCTGGCGCTATGGTTAATGTTGTATCTGGTAGCGGTGTTATACTTAACGCTTACGTAGATGGTCAATCACCTACTGTAGCTATTGGTGATTTCTTAGAAATTGGTGAAGACGGAGACCTTATTAAACAGGCCGCCGCCGCTGATACGACTGTAGTTGCAGTTGCTCTTGAAGCATGTTCAGGAACACCCGCAGCAACTACTTTAACTAAGGTTTTGGTGTTTTAAGGAGATAAAATATGGTAACAGCACAACAAGGTTTACTCACATCTGCTAATGCAGGCGATGGCACGACTAGCACTATTGCGAATCGTGTTATCGTTGATTTCAAGGACGCACTTATTGATTATAAGTCAACCGACCTTGATGTAATTGGACAGTTTTGTGAGCCAATGACGACAGACACTGGTGGTGACATTGATTTGACTATTGCAAAGCCAAGCATGGCTCTGGAAGAAATCGATGAAGGTTCCACACCAGCGTATCAGCACACGCTGCTAAGGAACGAGCGTATTAGCGTTAAGGAATGGGGTATTGCAATCGCGGTTACTCGCCGTATGATTGAGGATTCTCGATTCAATGAGGTTGAACTCGCTCTGAACGAAGCACGGCGTGCTCTAGACAGACATCTTACGCAACACGCTATGTATGCCCTTATGGGTGTAGGTAATGTTACGTATGGAACTGGACTTTCAGATGTAACTATTACAGATAGTACAGAACTATTGCTAACAGACTTCGGAAACAATCCTCATGGATGTTTTTACGGCACAAGACCCGATTTAGATGACAGACTAACTGACTACGGTGAATACACAGCAGCAACTTTAGGGTCTTTAAATCCTTTTAGTGATAATCTAGGTTCACATTATCAGGCAAGCACAGCTTCCGGTACATCCGCCATTGCTTTGGCTGATGTAACTGCAGCTATTGAGATGATGGGTGCAAAGGGTATGAATCCAAATCTTATTTTGGTATCTCCTTCTCACTACAAGAACCTACTTGACCTAGCAGATTTTACGACTGCTTTAACCACTGGTACAACTATTGGTGAGTTTGGTGGTTCAGATGCTCAGCACTTGCAGAGTGCAGCACAGAGCGGCGTGATTGGTAGTCTTTTCGGTCTTACAGTTGTTCAGAATGCATGGTGTCCTTCGACACGTTACGGCATTTTTGACACTTCCGTTAAGCAGATGGCATACGTCGAAAGGCGCGGTGTAACTGCGGAAGAGGCTAATCCCGGTTTCGGTATTCTTGGTTCGTATCTCTCTCTGAGGTACGGTATGAAGATTATCCGG